ACGTGGTTCTTTCGTACATCGATACAATTAGTTCGTAGGAGGAATTATGACTGCAATAATAAATGGTATCCAATATATTGGAGGCCAAACAGCACCGAATGAATTTATACCTAATCAAGCGGCAACGATTGATGGTACACAAACTATAGAAAGCGCTGTACTAGCGGGACCAATAACTATTCCTTCAACAATAACAGTGACAGGGACATTGGTAATTGTATAATGAGTAAGATAGAAGTAAATACAGTTGCACCACAATGCGGAACTACTTTAACACTAGGTGAATCTGGTGATACGGTAACTTTAGGAAGTGGTGCTAGTCAATCAGGTTTTGGAAGACAAGGATCAGTTAATTGGCAGACATCAATTAAAACAGCAACATTTACTGCTGCATCAGGAGAAGGGTATTTTTGTAATACAAGTGGTGGAGCATTTACAGTTAATTTACCAAGCTCACCTTCAGTTGGTGATATTGTAGCTATTAAAGATTATGGAAGTTCTTTTGCAGCAGAAAATTTAACTATTGGTAGAGGCGGTTCTAATATGAATGGCACTGTTTCTGATAGTGTTAGAAACACAGACAATGAAAGTTTAACAATGGTTTATGCTGATGCAACAAAAGGTTGGTTAGCAGTAGAAGAAGGAACAGGTTTTGTAGGAGAAACATTTGTGGTTGCTACAGGAGGAACAATAACAACTTCTGGAAATTGTAAAATTCACACTTTCACAGGACCAGGTACATTTACAGTTTGTAGTGTAAGTAATTGTGCAGCAAAAAATTTAGTTTCATATTTAGTTGTTGCTGGAGGTGGCGCAGGTGGAAGTGAAGGAGTTCAAGCAGGAGGTGGTGGCGCTGGTGGTTTTAGAGAAGTAAAAAGTCCTCTTACACCTTACACAGCCAGTCCTTTAGATGGGTATGGCACTCCAGCAAACAGAGTTACAGTAACAGCAACAGCTTTTCCAATTACAGTAGGTGCAGGCGGAGCTTCTTCAGGTAGTCCATCATTAGGAAATTCTGGTAGTGCTTCAGTTTTTTCAACAATTTCATCTGCAGGTGGTGGAGGAGGAGGAGGAAGAAATTCTACGCCTTCAGTTAAATTAGGCACACCAGGAGGTTCTGGAGGTGGTTCAGGTAATAAATCTGGACCGGATGCAGGAGGAACAGGCAATACACCTCCAGTAAGCCCAGCACAAGGTTTTCCAGGAGGTGCATCAGGACCAGATAGTTCTGCCACTTATTTTTTAGGAGGAGGTGGTGGAGGTGCTACTGCCGCAGGTGAAGGTAGTTCAGTTCCTACAAATGCAGCCGATGGTGGTGCAGGAGCAACAACATCAATTAGTGCAAGTCCAGTAGCATATGCTGGAGGAGGTGGATCAACTAAATATTCTCCAAGTCCTCCTTCTACTACAGGCGGATGTGGTGGAGCAGGTGGAGGTGGAGATGGAATTTTGTATTCAGCTGGACCAAGAACAAATATGGATGGAGAAAACAATAAAGGTGGTGGCGGTGGCGGTGGAGAAGATACTCCAGCTCCATTACAAGGTGGAAATGGTGGCTCTGGTGTAGTAATAATAAGGTATAAATATCAATAATTATGACAAGTAAAATAAAAGTAGATAATATAAATAAAGTTTCAGATGATTCAAACATCATTAAAAAATGTGGAACAACTACCACAATCGGATCAGGAGCAAGTAATCCTATTGTTGTGGATGGCTCTGCAGTTACAATTGGTAGATGTGGTGGTACTGTAGCTCTTGCATCAGGCGCAACTCAAACAGGTTTCGGTAGAACAGGAACAGTAGATTGGCAAACAGGAAGTATTAAGACAGCCACATTCACAGCTGCAAATGGAGAAGGTTATTTTGCAAATACATCAGGCGGTTCATTTACAATGAACTTACCAGCAGGAACTGCAGGTAATATTGTATCTGTAGTGGACTATACAAACACATTTCAAACAAACGCTTTAACAATAGCACCAAACGGTTCTCAAAAAATTGGAGGACTTACTGAAGATGCAACATTAAACGTTGAAGGACAATCGGTAACTTTTGTTTATGTAGACGATACTGAAGGTTGGAAAAATGTTCAAGATTCAACATCTAATGTAACAGGAGGAACATTTATATGTGCTTCAGTATCAGGATCGTGTAACGCCCTATCAACTTGTGGTGATTATAAACTAGCAACTTTCAGAGGCCCTGGGACTTTTACAGTTAATTCTGTATCAACTACTCCCGCAAATAACAACGTAGATTTTATGGTAATAGCTGGTGGAGGTGGTGGAGGTCACTTTTATGCTGGTGGTGGTGGCGCTGGAGGTTTTAGAGAATCTCCTGGCACTGCAACAGGATCTTATACAGTTTCACCTTTAGGATCTCCTGGCCCAGGAAATGCACCAATTACAGTAACAGCAACAGGATATCCAATAACAATAGGTGGTGGAGGTGCCGGATCTGGTGGTAATCCAAGTAGTCCATCTCCAAGTTGTAGTGGGAGTAGTTCAACTTTTTCTACAATAACATCCGCTGGTGGTGGTAGTGGTGGTGGTGGAAATCCTGGTAAATATAATGCTGCAGATGGTGGTTCAGGCGGTGGAGGAGGAAATGGTTCAGGAGCAGGTGGTAGTGGTAATACACCTCCTGTAAGTCCACCTCAAGGAAACCCAGGTGGAAATTCTCCAAGTCCAGGAGGTAGTAATGGTGGAGGTGGAGGTGCTGGTGCCGCTGGTGCATCTTCTGCACCAGGTCCAGGAGCCGCAGGAGGTGTTGGTGTCGGAACAGCAATTAACCCAGCTGCTAGTGGACCAACCGCTGTAGGAACACCCGGTCCAAGTAGTCCATTAAGATACTTTGCTGGTGGAGGTGGTAGTCAAGGAACTCCAACTAGTCAAGCTGGAAGTGTTGGTGGCGGTGGTGGAGATGGTAATCCTGGAACAGCAAACACTGGTGGAGGCGGTGCTGCCGATAATGGTAATGGTGGTTCAGGAATTGTAATAATAAGATATAAGTTTCAATAACTATGAGTGAAATAAAAGTAAATAAAATTAGTCCAAGAACAAATTGTGGTACAACTACATTAGGGGATAGTGGAGACACATTCACAATTCCTGCTGGTGTATCAATTACAAACCAAGGAACCGCATCAGGTTTTGGTTCTACAGGTGAAGTGTCTTGGAACACGACAGTTAAAACATCTACGTTTACAGTAACAGCTGGAGAAGGATTTTTTTGTAATACAACAGGAGGAGCTTTTACAGCTAATCTTCCAGCAGGAACTGCAGGAAGTTCTTTTGCAGTAGCTGATTATGCAGCAACTTTTCAAACAAATAATTTAACAGTATCGCCAAATGGTTCACAAAAAATTGGTGGAACGAACGCAGATGTAGCTTTATCAACAGAAGGACAAACTGCTTATTTTGTATACATAGATGATACTCAAGGATGGATTAATGTAATAGATTCTACTTCTAATATTAGAGGTAATAATTTTATATCAGCTACAGGTGGAACAATTACAACTTGTGGAAATTTTAAAATTCATACTTTTACAGGGCCAGGAACTTTTACAGTAAGTAACGTAGCAGCTTGCGCAACTGATAATAAGTTAGATTATTTAGTGGTAGCAGGAGGAGGTGGTGGTACAAATGCAAATCCTAATGCTGCTAAAGGTCACTCAGGCGGAGGAGCAGGTGGCGTAAGATTTTATTTAAACACTACTTGTGCACCAATGTCAGGTGCTCCAGCAAGTCCAAGAAACAATTTCCCTTCAGGGACAGCAGTTTCAGCAACTGTAACGGCATTTCCAATAACTGTTGGTGGTGGAGGTACAAAAGGATCTCCAACGTATTCAAGTGTTACTAGTGGAGCTAATTCAGTTTTTTCAACAATTACTTCAGCTGGAGGTGGTGCTGGAGGAAGCACAGGAGCAGGCACAAATGGAGGATCTGGTGGTGGAGCTTCAAGAGATGCTGGTGCAAATGGTGGAACAGGTAATACACCTCCTGTATCTCCTTCTCAAGGAGAAAATGGAGGAAACCAACCACAACCGTCTGGTAATGCTGGAGCAGGTGGTGGAGGTGGATTTATGGCAGTAGGTGCAAGTTGTAGTTCAGCACCACACCCTCAAGACAATATTCAACCTGGAGGAGCAGGTGGAGGTTTTCCTACTGCTTTTGGTACTTCAGGTCAACCTTCTGGTGGAAAACAATATTTTGGTGGAGGCGGTGGTGCAGGTCAATATTATCCTCCAGGAACAGCAGGAGCAGGTGGATTAGGTGGTGGTGGAACCGGTGGTGGAGGCGGTGCACCGGCTTGTTTATCAAAAAATGGTACAGCAAATACTGGTGGCGGAGGCGGTGGAATTACAGGTTCAAATTGTGCAGGAGCTGGTGGTTCTGGTATAGTAATTATAAGGTACAAATATCAATAGTTGAATGGTAATTAAAATTAATATATAAGGAGAAACATTATGGCACATTTTGCAAAACTAGGAGCTAACGGAAAAGTTATTCAAGTATTAACTTTGAATAATGGTGATATGCTTAACGCTGATGGTGTTGAAGATGAATCAGTAGGTCAACAATATTTAGAAACACATAATAATTGGCCTGCACAAATGTGGATTCAAACTTCTTACAACACATCAGGTAATACACATAGCTCTGGAGATAACTCAAAAGCATTTAGAGGCAACTACGCAGGTATAGGTTCTGAATGGGACGAAGATAATCAAATCTTTTGGCCTAAAAAACCTCACGCATCTTGGGTAAAACATATTGAATCAGCTTCTTGGAAATCACCAATTGGTGATGCTCCAGCATTAACAGCTGAACAAACTTCACAAAATGAAGCGGGTACACATAATTGGGGCTATGATTGGAATGAATCGGGCCAGTCTTGGGACTTGACAGACGAATTAGCATAGATTAAAAATGGTGGTGGTATGCAAAAGAAAGTATTAAGCGAACAAGCATTATATTACGGTGATGTAGCAATGCCTAAAGATTGGGACATTGACCGAGATAAGTTATCAGTCGACATTTTACAATCACAAATTCAAAACAAAGATTTTCCGTTTTCAAGAACTTGGGATATGTTAAATACATATATGAGAGATCATATTCTTGTTGAGTATGGTGTAAATTTAATTAACAAGGAAACGTGGGGTAACATTTATAAACCTGCGGAAACAACTATTCCTTTATTACATATTGATCCAGTAGATTTACGTAATTCTCCAGACTTTACATTATTATATGGTGTAAAAGTTAAAGATTGTATGGTTCGAATACATTATGAAGACAACAGACGTAAGGGGAGATCTTGGGATATAGAACTTACAAATAATAAATTTATAATGTTTCCATCAACAAATATGTATTACTTAACTAATAATCAAAAAGATTCATTAAACTTTGTACAAACAATAACTTATGAATATATATAAAAATTTTTTACCAAATGATTTATTTAAAAAATTAAAAGATAATTTAATGTCAAATTATTTTCCTTGGTATTATAATGATTTTATAAACTATGAAAGTAAAAATAAAAATAACTTTCAATTTTATTTTTTATTTATGAAGGATAGTCAGTATCAATGTTGGGGAGAATGGAAAGATCTTATGGTTTTAGTTTTAAAAAATATTAAACATAAAAAAATGAATAGAGTAAAAGCTAATTTATTAACAACAACCGATAAAATAATTGAGCACGAATTTCACGTTGATCAAAAAAAAGGGACTACAGGTATTCTTTATTTAGATAATTCTAACGGATACACAAAATTTAAAAATGGTAAAATAATTAAAAGCGAAGAAAACAAATATGTTGAATTTAATTCAACATTAAAACACACGGGCTCGACTTGCACAGATCAAAAAAGGAGAGTTGTAATAAACTTTAATTATTAATGAATATAACTAATTACTATTGGTATTTTAGTGGTGTATTAACACCTAAATTTTGTGATGAAGTAATTAAATATGCTAAAGCACAAAAAGAAGTTATGGCTAGAACCGGTGGATATGGTGATAGAAAATTAAACAAGCAAGAAGTATTAGATTTAAAAAGAAAACGAAACTCTGATTTAGTATGGTTGAATGATACTTGGATATATAAAGAATTACATCCATATGTTCACGAAGCTAACAGAATGGCTGGTTGGAACTTTGATTGGGAAAGATCGGAGTCTTGTCAATTTACAAAATATAAATTAAATCAATATTACGATTGGCATTGTGATAGTTGGGATAAACCGTATGAAAAAGAAGGACCCGACAAAGGTAAAATTCGAAAACTATCTATGACTTGTCAATTAACAGATGGTTCAGAATATAAAGGTGGAGAGTTAGAGTTTGATTTTAGAAATTATGATCCACATATGCGAGATGAATCGAAGCATAGAGTACAATGTAAAGAGATATTACCAAAAGGTTCTATCATTGTATTTCCTTCATTTGTGTGGCATAGAGTTAAACCAGTAACCGCTGGCACAAGATATAGTCTTGTTGTCTGGCATTTAGGAAAGCCGTTTAGATAATGTATATAAATAATTATTTTAAT